AAAAACCCGGCTTCGGCCGGGTTTTTCCGTTTCGGGCCTGTGCCTGCCCACGTGCACGTAAGATGTGCGGGGGAAGCGCGAAAGTGGCGGAATTGGTAGACGCCCTGGATTTAGGTTCCAGTGACCTTGTGTCGTGCGGGTTCGAGTCCCGCCTTTCGCACCATCTCTCAGGCAAGAATCCTCCGTGGATTCAGTGCCTTACGATGGAGTCGTCCCGACCTTGGGATGGGTTGCGGTCTTGGAACGACACCGTATCCGGGACATGGTTGCCATTCCAGTTCCCGCTCAACGCGGACACCGCATCGGTCTTCGATTCGGCCAGGACCTTCGTGTAGATGTTCCCGGTCGTCTCGATCTTCGTGTGCCCCAGCCACTCCTGGACCAGCTTGAGGTTGCCGGTGAGCCGCAGAAGGCGCGTGGCGCAGGTATGACGCAGCGCGTGCGGGACGCACTCGGGTTCGCCCGCCAGGTGGGTGCGAGCCTTCGCCTGCTTCCACAGCTTGTCCGCCCGGCTCCGGGTGAGTCCCGAGAACGGGCCACGGCCCCCGAGCGCGCGCCTGCGGGCGAGCACGGCGGCGACACGGGGTGTGCAGGGGATGGTCCGCTGCCGGCCTCCCTTCTGCTCTCCGGCCCTCCAGAAGCGGATGGCGAACTGCCCGCCGCCGAGGTCCTCTACGTCCGACCAGCGGATGCCGATGCCCTGCGACAAGCGGCAGCCCACGTCCGCCAGGACGGTGAACAGGTCGAGGTAGTCGGCGGCGTCTCGCTTCACCTCGCGCCCGCCTGCCCGTGTCATCTGCCGCTGGTCGTGAGCGGCCAGGGCGGCGAACATCACGGCCTCGTCCTCGGCCGTCATCACGTACTGGCGCGCGCTGCCCTCCTCGCTGTACTTGACCCACTTCGGGATGTCCCACGGGTAGTGACCGTGGTCCTTGGCGTGGCGGAGGACCGACCGCAGGGCGAACACCTTGCGGTTGACGGTCGTGGTGGTGTTCCGCTCGCGGTCCAGGAGGTGCTTGACGAACTCGTTGAGTGCGCCGAGGTCGATGGTCGAGACCGGCCGGCGCTCGCCGAAGAACTCTACGAAGGACTTGCAGTTGGTGACGTAGGTGTCAATCGACCGCAGCCGCGCCCAGCCCTGCGGGTCGGACAGGCACGAGTCGGCCGCCTGCTTGATCGTCCAGCCCTCGGCCGCGGCGGCGCGGGCCTTGGCCGCATCCTCCGTCGACCCTCGCGCCAGGGCGCGCAGGAGGTCGTCAGAGGCGTCCGGATCGGCACGCACGGCGTCCACCACGGCTTGCTCTCGGCGGGCCGCCAGGGCCTTGTCGCGCGTCCCTGTCGAGAACCGGAGGCGCCGGCCGGAGACGGCGGTGCTGATGAAGTAGTAGCGGCGGTCGACGCCGCCCGGCGCCGGCTTGGCGCCCTTGAGTTCGAGGGGCATACGGGTCTCCCTAGTTGGTGCGCGCGCGGGCCGCCTTCGGCGCCAGCGCAGCGTTCGCCTTCGCCAGCAGGCGGGCGAGGAACTGCTGTCCCTTCGCGGTGAGGAACAGCACATTGCGTCTGCGGAAAGCCGGGTCGGGTGCCTGCTGGATGAAGTCCATGCCCGGCTTCCGGTTCTTGTCGAGCTGGCTCCAGTCCATGACGTGTCGCGAGATGGAGGACGAGGAGGCGCCCTTGATGTGGTTCCCGAGGTCGAGCTGCTGGATGCCGGGATTGGCCGCGACAGCCAGCAGCGTCAGGAACTTCGAGACCGAGATGTCCGGGTCTACTTCGGCTCGCACGGTCTCCAGGGTGCTCAAGAACAGCTTGAGGAGGTCGTCGGGTGTCAGTTGCGTGGACATAGTGGTCTCGTCGGTTGTCGTTGAGTTAAGTCAAGCGGCCGACAGGTTTGTCAGCCGTTCATGAATCATGTACCTGAATTGAGACGACCACAAGTCCCAGGCCGTAGACGGTCAGGCCCGGACGCACGGGGTCGCGCCAAAAGCCGCGCTGCCAGGGCGTGGCGCGGTGGAGGTCGCAGGAGGGAAGGTGTAACAGAGACGCTAGGAGGGACACGATTGCCATTTCACTCTCGGGAGGTGTTGCCGATTCGCGGGGGAAGAAACGGCGCGAAGTATGGGAGAGCATGGGGGTGCCCTCCAAGGCTTTTGTTACGGAATTGTGACGATGCAGGGCTTGTGCCGGGGAGCGTCCTGTGCGCAGCCGCGAAGGGTCACAAAGTGACCCAAAGCCACACAGGAAGCGCTCCGAGGACAGCCACGCCACCCGCCACGAAGGCGAGCAGCACGGCCTGGCCGGCGAGGATCAGGAAGTCGGTCGGCGTGCGAGGAGCCGACCGGGCAAGCCTACGGAGGCGGCGGATCACGGCGTGAGACCTCCAGGCAGGGCGATCCAGAGCGTCACGCACGGGACCAGGTTGACGCACCAGCGGCGGTTCTGCGGGGACCAATGGGCGCCGATCCAGAGGGAGGACCAGCGGAACAGCAGGCCCCATCGGGTGCGCCTGGCGCGCTCCTTGGCGAGCGCGGCGGCGACCGCCTCGTCGGCCACTTGGCGCGCGTAGCGCCTCGCGGCTGCGGGCGAGACGGCGGCGACAGGGACGCCCTGCGCGGTGCGGAGGTAGCATTGGCGAAGGGGTGGCAGGATCACGAGTGCGCCTCCAGCGGCTTCGCGTGTGCCAGGGCGTCCATGAAGACACGCGCGCCCTTGTAGGCGTCTCCGTCTACGCTCCCGTTGCCGTAGGCGTCGTCCCAGTAGCGGTCCTGCCACTGGCGGGCGAGCCGCTCCTGGTTGACGAGGATGTCGAGAACGAACAGGCCGCACACCGCGCGGCGGAACACATCCACCACGAAGGCGAGCGTCACCGGAATGGGGGTGTTCGGGGCAGGCTCTCCGTAGTGCTTCCGCGCTGCGGCGCGGAACGCTTCGGTGCCCGTGTCACACGCACGATGCCGCGCCAGCGCTTCCAGCGTGAGGTAGAACCGGCCATCCGCCGGGTGGGTCAGGGTGTTGTCGGTGGTGTTCATTCGTCGGTGCCTTCGTAGTGGTCAGCTAATAACGCCCCGGAGAGTTCGGGGCGCCCGTGGTGTTCGGTGATCCAGAGCAGCGGCGCGCCCTGGCGGTCGTAGAGGAGCGGGGTCACGCGGCCTCCCTTTGCTCCGCTGCGGGAGCGCGAGGCATCGCGTAGGAGAGCGCCCAGGTCGCCGCAGGGTCGACCGAGGTGAACGGACGGACCGGCATGACCACGCCGGCCACCTTGAGGGACAGCTTGGGGTCGAGGTCGAACACCACGGCGACCGCGCTGTTTTCGTCGCGGGACAGCAGACGCACGGCGGGAGTCTTGCGAACTTCGAGCGCGCTCTTGATTGCCTTCGCGGCCTTCACTGGAACCTCCACAATGGAGGCGTCGACGGCAGCAGTCCCCGTGTATGGTCCGCAGGGCATGATTGCCTGCCAATCGGGATAACGGCCGCCGACATCTTGCGCGGTGAGCGTTACCGTCCCGACCTTCGCCCACAGGTCGTGGCGCGTCGCCGTGGTCGAGCCTTCCTTCTGCTCCCACGCGCGGATCGACAGCTCCACCAGGCCGCGACCCTTCGCGACCTTGTTGATCGCTTCGACGAAGTCGCGCGGCAGGGTGACCGCCGGCCCGCTATAGTGCGCGTCGCGGTCGACGGCCGTCAGCGCCGCGTGCCCGTCAGTGGCCGTGCACCGCGCGCTGTTGTCGGGGTCGGCCTCCAGGCGCGCGCCATTGAGGTAATAGCGAACATCCTTTTTCGCCATCGCAGGCGCGACGGCGGCGAGCAGGACAGCGGGAATTGCGTGCGTGGTAGTGATGGCGGTCATGCTTGCTTCTCCATTCGTTCGAGGATCGACTGCACCGCATCGGCGAACCCGAAGCGTGCAAGGGTGGTCTGGTTGTTCGTCCCGCGCGCAAGCGGGTCTGCGGTGTCCCACTCGGCGCCGAAAATGTCCTCGCAGGGCGCGCGGCGGCGCTGCACGCAGTCGGCCATGCGGGACAGGATTTCCTCCTCGTGGTTGCGGTAGAACCGGACGGCGTCGCGGCGGCGGAAGGTCGGCGTGCCGGCGATGGCCCAGCGCACGCCCAGCCATGAAAGGCTCCGCATGTCGTCGTCGGTGTCCCGGCGGATGGTTCGGAGGGCGCGGAGGACCGCGCGTTCTAACGGCGTGTGCGCGTGGGTGTCGGGTATGGTGGTCACGTCCGCGTCTCCGGCCTCGGCGACGGCGAGCGGCACCGGTTGTCGTCGCGAAGCGTGTAGGCGAGCGCCTTGCGGTGCAGCGCGCTGCCCGCCGTTGCGTTCCAGTAGACCCACGCGATAGCGCTCACGTCCTCCGAGAACCTCTCGGCCTCGTCAAGCCGCTGGATTTCGTCGCCGCCGTCGATGCAATTCGAGACACACCAGCCCTCGGCGTTCGCGGCGACCTCGTCGTCCGCCGTCCAGGCCGGCGCGGGTGTCTCGTCGTGCTCGGCGAGCGCTGCGCGCGCAGCGCCGAGGTGATGCAACGGGCCTGCTCCCAGCGGAGTGAACTCGACGGACGCGACCAGCGCGCGCAGCGCGTCGGCCAGTTTGTTTTGCGTGTTCATGGTGTGCTCCAGAATTGCGCTTCGCCCGGATGCGGGATGCGCCGGGCAAAGCTAGGGCGTCAGTGGTTGTTGAAGACGTGCACGCCGTGCTCGCCGTCGTGCGTCCAGATGTCCCCGCCGAGTTTCGCGTCGCGTCCCCACGACTCGAAGTCGAAGTAACGCGCGACCTCGTCCGGGATGTCGCGGAGCGTGCCCACGTCGTCGTGCCACGATTCGGCCCAGTCGGTCAGGGTCGAGTGACACCCTTGGTACTGCTCGCGGAAGTCGTCGAGATCGCCGGGGTTCGACCCCTGCACGTCGAGCCATGCGTCGAACGCTTCGCGGTCGCTCTCGTCCAGGTCGGCGACCACCTCGGCATACGCGCACAGCTTGTCGAGGTCCAGATGTTCGCCCCAGGACGACGGGATGCCGTCGTAGTCGTGGATGGCGTACTCCTCGGCGCTGCGAACCTGGCCGGTGCCGTTACAGTCGGTGCAGCAGCCGTCAGCGACGCCGGTCCCGCCGCACTCGGGACACGCGACCGTCACATTCGGGAACTTCGATTCCCGCAGTATCGCCGCGATTTCCTCGCGGACGGTGTCAGCGTCGCCGTGGTCAACGTCGATCCAGCGGCCATGAAGGACGCCGTTGTTATAGGAGGCAAGACAGGCGGCATAGATGCGCATTGGAGGTTCCTTTAGGTGTTCTGGTGGGTTACGCGAGCGCTTCGCTCGCCAATTCGGCTTCGACCACGCGGCGGTACGGGTCGGAGTGCGGTGATCCGTCGCGGCCGAAGTCGACCGCGCCCAGGTACGCGACCGCGTCGCCGTTCGCGTCGTATGCGGTGCACATGTACTGCTCCCACTCCGGCCGCTCGTCGCTCCAATCGGCGGAGGTGCCTTCCGGGTCGACTTCCCAGTCGAAAGACAGACCAGCCGCGCGCGCCTTACGCTCCGCAATGGCGAGTTCGCGGGCGCACCGCTGGCGACCCTCGTCGGGCGTCTCGCCGGGACCGTAGGACCACCCTGCGTGCACGTAGAAAAAACGGGTGTCGGCTTTCATGCGTTGCTCCTGCGGTTGAAGTAGCGCGCGGCGGCGAACCCGGCGTTGCCGATGCCGACCAGCGCGAGGATTACGGCGCCCTGCTGGACGAAGGACAGGACGACATAGACGAGGTCGGCGTTCATGCTGCGGTGCTCCTGATTTCCTGATTGATCCGCCCGAGATACTCGGCGGCGGTTTCGATGCGCCAGCCGGCGGCGGCGGCCTTTTCGACGTTCCGGCGGTTGCCGAATTCGTAGACCGTCCCGGCCGGCGAGGTCACGACCCATGAATTGCAGGTCGAAGGGAGTGCGGGAATGGGCGTGGTCATGGCGTGTTCCCGATGGTGAGATTGTGTCGAAGATGGGACGCGACAGGCGCACTAAAGGCGCCCCGCTGGTGCTCCGTGGTGTTCCGTGCTTCGACCGCCACGCGGTGCAGCGGTGCGGTGTTCCCGCGTTCCTCGCGCATGGCGTAGAGGGCGCGAGTCGCCAGAAGCGCCGCGTAGGCGGTGTCGCGGCTGTAAGGGTTCCATTCGATGGCGTTCATGCGTTGTCCTTCTTTAGCTTGGCCGTGAACCTCGCGGGGTTGACCCTCGCGTCTTCGTAGCCCGCGCGCGCCCTCTTGATCGCGGCGGCGCGGTCCTTCGCGTAGACCTCGACGGTGTACGCGCCGGCCTGCCACGCTCCTGCATAGGCGGCGTACCGTGGCGTGATCGTGACTTCGTAGACCTTCATACCTTGCTCCCGTGTTGAATCAATCCGACGATGCAGCGGCTGCCAGTTAGGCCGCACTCCATGCGCTAGGCGTCCCGCCGTTCCCATCCCTGCCGCTGCATCGTCGGATAGACTCGGCGCCGCTTTGGTGTCGACGGCGCCTGATCTATCTCGTATCTCGCTGGCCTAGTCCGCTCGTCGCGACCCTTTGCCAGTGCGCTTCCCATGTTGCCGATGGGTTACCGGTGCGTGGGCACTCGGTCCGCTTTCGCGGTGCGGCCGTCTCGTTAGCAGGCCGTCTTGCTCGTGGGCAGGCGCTTTGCAGCAATCCAAGGTCCCAAGGGTTCCCCGTTTCGGGGTCAGCCCGGGCGGTCCGGGCTGGTGGAGCGGTGGGCCGGTGTTGCGTTGCAGTCCCGGCTTGGAAACCAATCTAGACCCATATCCCGAATCTGCAAGCGACGGCCGACGAACGGTCGATTCTGGCCGACGAACGGTAGGCAGGCGGCGTAAGCCATTGATTCACGGTAGGCGGCCTAGGGTGCGCTGGGGTGCACTTGCGCAAAACGGCAGGGCGGCCAGGGCGGTCTAGCGGTGCACTCGCGGTGCGCTAGTAGTGCAGGGCGGCAGGTGTACAGGCGTGCGCCTTGGGTGTCCGGGTGTGGCCTTGGGTGGGCGGCAGGTGGACCGGGTGTGGCCTTGGGTGCAGGCCGTCGAGCAAAACGACAGATAGGGGCAGACAGGCGCGGATACATGCGCGCATGGTCAGCAGGTCAGCAGCGGTGCACATGCGGTTCAATGCAAGGGCACTTGATATGGAATCCAGTGCACATGGCCTACCTATGCGGTCTGGAGGGGACAGGTGGCGCGGTAGGTGGCACGGGATGGGCGGCAGGGCCAGCAGGAGGCGGAACGGGCGAGGCGCGGCAGGAGGCCGAAGGGGGCCAGGGGGGGAGTCGCTCGGCTTCAGTCGGTCAGATACCCACGCGGAAATTTGCGGCAGACATTCGCCGGGAGGCCCCGTAGGCCCGCAGACCGCACAGGAGCCCCTCCAGCGCACCCGAAGCCCACCGGATGACCGCAGGGTGCGCCCCGGAAGGGAGCGCCTCACAGGGCCGCACAGGCCGTTCTAGGGCCATGTGCCGATCTAGGGCCGTGGACCGGCCTCGGGAGACCCCTTGCGGGCCTCTTGGACACGGCGGACGGCCTCCAGGGGATCGGAGGTGGGCGTAGGCGCCGGGAGATCGAACACGGAGTGCCTGGTAGGGGCGGGAGCCGCCGGCCGCAGGGCGAAGCCAGCCGTGCCGCAGGCCAGGATGACCGCAGCGGTGAGCAGCCAGCGGGCTCTAGAGGAGAGCATGGGGAGTACCGGAGGAGTCTTCAGGAGGACACTAGGTGTATCACACTACGATTCACCTAAATATCCATCTAGGGTTCACCTTCTGAAGCACCTATAGAGAACCTATAGTGTAATTTAGGGTAGCAGGATCGTCCCGAACTTGCAATCTATCCCCGAAGGGGTGGTCTACAGCGGTACAGCCGCCATAGACCCCCTCGGGGGCACTTCATGTGCGCTTCTTGCGTCCTCGGGTGGCCGGGGTGAACGTGCGGAACACGCTGTCGGTGAAGTAGTCGTACTTCGCCGCGGCACGGTAGACCTGGTCCATCGGGGCGCCGGCCTCCAGTGCGCCGAGGGCGTACTTGGCGCCGCTGCCGACCGCGAAGTGCGGCTCCAGGAAGGGACCGGACAGGTGGCAGTCGTCGTTCCAGTAGAAGTAGCCGGCGACGCCGGGCTTGACCACGATGGCGCGGAAGTTGCCGCCGTCGACGAAGGTCTTGCCGGCGTTGTAGGCCGCCAGGATGTCGTGGGCGCAGCCGACGACCGCCGTGGTGATCCCGATCAGGGCGCCGTCGTCGGCCTTCAGGACCTTATCCTTGCCGCCGGGGGACGGGGCGCTGCTGTCGCCGCCCCAGGCGCGGGTGTCGGCGTACAGCACGCCGTCGCGGTAGACGACCAGGCTCACAGGAGGCGGCCCGCGGCGGCCCCGAGGAGCGCCCAGCAGCACCAGAGGAGCAGCTCAGGCCCCCAGGACCGCAGGAGACGCACGGAGCGGCTCCCCACGGCCCGTGCGGCCCGGTTCTGGTACATCCACCGCAGTTGGGACGGACGGGGCCTCACAGGGCCTCCTGTGCGCTCCTACGGGGCACACTCGATCCGGCCTTGTACCAGCCGGTGCCCTTCAGGGTGAAGGTCGGCGCGGACAGGGCGCGTTCGCGAGGTGCACCGCAGGCGCACGCGGGGAGGTCGGAGGTGGTCCTGGGGACCAGCACGTCCTTGCGGTGATCGCTGGCGGTGCAGCGGGTGGCGTAGAGGGGCATGGTCAGGCCCCCGGCGTCCGGCGGCGGTAGTCGTCCCGCCAGGCGCGGTAGGAGAGGGACTTGAAGTCCTCGGAGAGCTCCACGAGGTCACGCCAGGTGCGCGCAACGGCCTCGGCGATGCGCAGCGTGTACAGGAACACCACAGCAAACGCCATCGAGAGTAGGAAGGTGGGGTAGGACGCAACCACGCCCCGTTGCAGGATGGCGGTGAACTTCAGCTGCGCGTACTGGACGCACAGGGCGGCCTTGAGGGCCACGGCGTCACGCGCCGCGGCGAAGGTGTCTTTCAGGTTCAAGAGGGCCTCACAGCGCGCAGGGCGCGGTCGTAGAGGGCGTCCCAGGTGTGCCGATGCGGCTTGCCGGGGCGCCAGTTGCGGATGTAGTAGTCCCAGGCCGCTTGTGCGTCGCCGAGGGCGGGCAGCGGGCGGGGATCGGTGAACAGCAGGAGACGGGCGAAGGCACAGGCCAGCACGTCGTCGCGCGCAAGCTCCTCGTTGACTCCGTGGTTGGTCATCCCGCGGAAAACCAGGTCGTCCGCCCACGCCTTCGAGACGGGATGCCTGCGGACGCCTGCGGTGCCGCCGCCTGCCTCGAACTGCCAGAAGCCGCGGGCGGGGCCGCGGATTTGCCGGCGGTGCTCGAAGCGCGACTCCTGGAGCCCGATGGCGAGCAGCTCGACCACGGCGCGGTCGTCAAAGCGGACGCCAGGCAGTAGCGCCGCCGCCGCCGGGACGAGAGTGTCCCGGACGTGCGACAGCGAAACGAGCGGCTTGCTCAGGCGTCGGTCTCGTACTGCCGGCCGGTGACCGTGTCGAGGCCCTCGGGGGTCTCAGGCGTCACGGGCGCGCCCGCGGTGGGGTCGCCGTCGTCGCTGTCGCGCCCAAGGCACAGCCAGGCGAACAGCAGGAGCGCCGCAGCGATTGCCGCGGGAATCAGAGGGGTCATAGGTGGTTCCTCAGAACTCGTCGTACATGTTGAGGGTGTCCGGCGCGTGGCCGGTGATGGACTGGATCAGGGCCAGGTAGTCGGCCTCTTGCAGCTCCGCCAGCCGTCGCTCCTCCTCGCCCTCCACGTCACGCCCGAGCTGGTCGACCCAGTACGCGACGGCCATTGCGAGGGCGTCGAGTCGGTCGTCGTGCTTGAGTGCGCCGCGGTCGCGGGTGATGCGGGTGAGCTGGTAGAACAGCTGGTTCTTCTGCTCCGGCTCCTTGAGGTCTGCGCGCACGAGAGCGGTGTCGACCACCAGGCGGTGCTGGTTGAGGACGGGCTCCAGCGTGTCGCAGATTCGGCGCTCCTTCTGGATGGAGTGCTTGACCTCCTCCACGGTGCATGGATAGATGCGCTGGAGGACCGGCGAGAGGAGCGAGGTGAACATGCCGTCGCCGTAGTTGGCCTCGACGAGGATCAAGCTGACCTTCTCGGCACGCGCGATGTGCGCGATGGATTCCAGGGTCGGCGTGTCGTAGCCGCCCTTCAGGCCGCCGCCTCTGCGGAGGTAGATCATGCCGCGGTGCATCTTGGTCACGGCATAGCCGGTCTCGTCTTTACCGCGGCCAGATGGGTCGACCACCATGATCGCGCCGGAGAACTCCTCCATGTCATCGGCGATGTACATGGGTGCGTTCCAGCGGTCCCCGGTGAAGCCCACGCTCGGGAGGTCGTCGAGGTGCTGCTGCTTCCCTCCGGCCCACACGACGCGCACCGGAGCGACCTCGCGGTCGATGTCCATGACGATCAGGTCGGACAGCTTCAGCGGGTAGCGCTCCACGTCCGCGAGGGTCGTGTCGAGCATGAACTGGAGCATGAACCCGGAGCGCCCATAGGACGCCTCGCGTTCCATGAGGTCCTGCTCGTCGAACCGCACGGGGTCGCAGGGCGTCCACGCGAGGGTCGGGTCAGCGTCGAACTTCTCGGCCAGCATGGGCGCCAGGCGCTCGCCGTAGGTGGCCCGATGCTTCAGGTCCCGCGGGTAGCGCGCAGGCCACACGCGAATCTCGTAGCCACGCTCGGGGAGCTTGTTGTAGATCGACTCCTCGGTCTGCGGGGTGCCGAGGTAGATGACCTCGCCGCCGGGCTTCAGGACCGCGTCGAATTCCTTGACGAGCTCGCCCAGCTTCTCGCGCTGAACGATGGTCATGGAGTTCTTCGGGACCTCGATGTCGTCGGCGATGATCGTGTCGGCGCGCGAGCCGGTGAGCTGGCCGGTAATGCCGACCGACTTCACCGATGGCGATTGGTCCGGCAGGGCCGGGCCGACATCGAACGCCAGGTTCGAGTTACGCTGGTCGCCGCGCGGACGTAGATGGAGCAGAGGCTCGAACGTCTCGATGATCTGCTTGACGAAGATGGAGAACGCATCGGAGCGTTCCTTGCTCGCCGAGACCACCATGATCTTGTGCTGCGGGTTCTTCCACAGCAGCCAGCAGACGTAGCCGGCCGTGAGGAACGACTTGCCGACGCCTCGGAACGCCTCGATCATCCGCCGCCGCGGACCGTGGTGCAGATACGACGCGATGTCGTACTGGCACCAGGTGGGCGCGGGGAGGTTGAGGTGGAGCCAAAGGTCGTAGGCGAAGTTGCGGAAGTCGTCCCACGGGTGCGGGTCTACGTGGAGCGAGGTATGTCCCGTCACAGTGCCTGGACAGGAAACTGTTCGGGGTTGTTAGGGCTCCAGCCGCCACCGCCACCGCCGCCGCTTATCGGCACACCCGCTTGCTGAAGCGTTCCTGCGTTGTTGTAGAGGTCGAGCAAGCCGCCAGCGACGGCTGCGAAGCCGACACGGCGGTTGTCCGCATTGAACAGCGCGCCGTGCTTGTCCGTCACATAGGCGGGGATGTCCGAGAACAAGAGGTCAGCCATTAGTGCTGCCGGCTGTCCTGCGTCGGGTCGAACGGGTAGTCCTTCAGCTTCTCCTTGAGCTGGCCCGTAGGCGTGCCAGGGAGCGCGGGGGCGTCGATGCTGTTGTCCTTGAGGAACTGCCGGGCGACGTTGAGCAGAGCGGCCGGAGTGCCGCCCTCGCTCGGAGCGTCGAGCGCGTCTACGAGGACCTGCGCGAGCTTGGCGTGCAGGCTCTCCAAGGCGGCGCGGTCAGCGGTCCTGCTCACTTCTTCACCACGCGATTGAACATGGACTCCAGCGCGGAGGTGCCGAGGGATGCCAAGGCGCACGCGAGGCCCACCTGTGCGACGAAGGAGAGACCCGGCAGGAATGCCACGGCGGACGCCGCAACGAGACCGAGCATGGCGCTGGTGAGCATCCGGCCGAGGACCTGGCGCGGCTTGAGCTTCTCCTCGCTGGACAGCAGCTTGCCGACAGCGACGAGGGTTCCTGCCAGCGCCAGGGCGCCGAGCAGCTTGATGTCTTCGAGGTTCAAAAGGGGTTCCAGTGAAGGCGCCGGGGGTGTTCCGGCGCTTGTGTTAGGTGATCGTGGCGAGCTTGCGGAGGTTGCCCGCGGAGTCCTTCACGGTGATGTAGCCGGTGACAGGTGCGTCGGAGGCGGCCGCAAAGCTGCCGAGGCGGACAGCGCCTGTGCCCTTGGGCACGAGCTGGATGTCAATGTTTGCGTCCAAGCCCGAAGCGCGGAACTGGACAGGAGTGCCCGTCAGCGATGCGACGAAGTCCGGCCAGTTAACGATTGCGGAGCCAGCGTGGCGGAACTCGAATAGCTGGCGACCGCCGTTGTTGTTGAAGCCAGCGACCGAGCCATTCCCCTTCGTGAGCAAGCGCATCCCGACGCTCGGCGCGTCTCCTACCGAGACGACGGTCGAGTGAAGCCCGTCCGTGTCGGTTTGCAGCTCCAATCCCGAAGACAGTCCGGGGAAGGCGCGGACGGAGTGCACGCTCCGCACGGCCAGGAATCCGCGGTCGGTCTCCGTGCCTACACGCGGGGCGATGTCCAGTCCGTTCCCGCTGATTACGCAACTCGGGAGCAGGTAGTTGTTGTTCGCCGCGTTGACCTCTCGGTAGCCGGCTCCTGTGTTTTCCAGGAGGGCGAGCCCGTTCAGGACGGCGCCCTTGCCTGCTGTCTTGAAACCGTCAGCGGCGTTCCGAGAGAGGACGCCTCCGGTGAAGACGACGGAGTCATCGTCGCTGGCTGCGGTGATGTTGACTCCGCTCCCTACGTTGTCCCTCGACTGGAGAGCGGTGACGTTGCCGATGATGCTGCCGGAGCCGCTGAGGCGCACGCCATCACCGCCGGGGTTGGCGAAACTCTGGAAGGACGACACTTCGATGTGCGTGGTGTTGCCTGCGTTGCCCTGAATCTCAAGCCCAGGCCCCGCGTAGGTGCCGGACGCTTGGCCGCCGACCACTCGGATGTAGGAGTCCACGTCGGCGTCGTTGGACTGGAGGAGGATGCCGGCGGTGCCGTTTCCGACCGCCTGACAGCCGATCAGGTCGAGGTTCGTCCCTCTCAAGTTCAGGCCCGCGTCGGTGTTGCCCGTCGCGGTGCACGCCACCAGGGTCGTGTTCGTGCAGTGCTTCACGTCGAGACCATCGAAGATCGTGTTCTTGCCGTTGAAGTTGAAGTGGCAGCGGGTCAGGATGATGTCGTCCTGCGGGGCGACGATGGTGGAACCAGGGCGTGCCTGAAGCCCCAGGCCATACGTCTCGCAGTTCTGGAAGGTGCAGTCGGTTACGCGGAGGCCCTGGCAGCCGTACAGGACAAGGCCACCTTCCTTGGCGTTGCCGTCGATGACGAAGCCAGTCATGGAGAAGGACACGAGCGGACCGTCAGCGCCCGTCGTGTTGTGCGCGATGACGTTGGTGTTCGTGGGCGCGTTCGGGGCCGGCTTGATGAGGGTCTGCCCGACGATTCCAATCCAGCTCTGGTTGTGCACCGGCTTCAGCGGAGCGGTGATGCGGTAGTGCCCGGCCGGGAAGAACAGCTCGGGGACTCCGCTGTTGATCGCCCGCTGTAGCGCCACGGTGTCGTCGACCGTGCCGTTGCCTACCGCCCCGAAGTCTCGGACCGAAGGCATCTCCTCCAGCTTGTTCGACACAGTACGCGCGACGGTGAACGGCTTGGCGACCTGGAAGCCCACCCGAGATGCACCTACGGGACCTTCGATGTTGGTCAGGAGGTCCGAGACCGCAGCGATCACGGTGGGGTACGGCGGGAGGTCGCGAGTGACGCCGTGGCCGTCCGTGACCGGGACTTTGTCGGACTCGCTGGTGAGCAGAGAGATCATCTGGTGTTCGCGGGTATTCCAGCGGTCCACCAGAGCAGAGATCGACGCCGCGAGTGCGGCGTTCGACAGGTAGCCGGGTTCGGCCATTCAGTTCCTCGGAGGTTCTCTACCGGAGTCCGTAGACGAAGCCGGTGATTGATGTGACGTTGACGGGTGCGCTCCGCGCCCACGCAGGCGGGTTCGGGTTGTTGCTCGCCTGCGGGATGTCGCGGTAGCGCGCGCGGACGCGGATGGTGCGGGCGGCTGAAGTCGGCTGACCTACGCAGACCACGATGGCCTGGCTGGTGAACGTAGGCATCCTGAGCAGCGTGTAGTAGGGCTCCCCTGCGCCGCCGGGGGAGTTCAGGTAGGTCGCGGACACGGGCGCTTCATACCTTCCGATCTCCACCCATACGGACGTGCGGAGCTCCTCGACGATCACGATGATTCCGGGGGTGTCCGCGGAGTAGTTCACGGTGAGGTTGACGCACGGTGTGTGCGTCTCGCCGACAAGGACCGCAGCGGGCAGCGTGAACTGCGCGACTGAGGTGAACTCCGGCTTGGCGAGCCACTCGGTCGAGTAGGGCTGGTTGCTCAGGGTTGCGGCGCCCGTCCAGTTGACCGCGACGGCAGTCTGAAACTCGCCGTGGATGTTCGGCGCAGAGACGCGGCCCTTGAATCCCGCGTTGCCCGAGCGGTCCACCCAAAACACCGCGTTGTTCTCGTTCTTGACGCCGGAGCCGACCCACAGGGGCCAGGTCCCGACGTTGGTCATCTCCGCGCGGAACTCCAGCGGGTTCGGGACGTTGCCGTTCGCGTCGAGCGTGTGCGTCTTGAACGTGCCGCCGTTGACGGTGCCGAGGTTCGCGGTGATCGCCGACAACGTGGTCGTGGTGATCTTGTTCGCGGTGATGGAGCCGTCCACGAGGAGCTGGCCGGTGATGCCGACCGTGGACAGGCCGCCCACGGTTCCGACCACGAAGGGGAACTTTCGGGCCGCGTAGGTGCCGCCAGGGCCGGCGGGGGTGACGATGGCAAAGCGGTCGACTTGGACTACGAAGTCCGAGCCGTTGGGGTTCGCACTGAGCGCGATGCCACCGACGATGGGGTTGTTCGGATCGCCTCCTTCCACCTTCAGGGACCAGGTAGAGGACCACCTGTTGTCGTTGGCGTTCACGTAGGCGTGGTAGGTCTGCTGAAGTGCCGCGAATTGCCCACCAGCGAACGCTGCGACGGAGTTCTGCGCGATGGCCTCCGCTTCGTCGCGCGTGGCGCGCGCGTTGATGAGGTTCGTCACGGTGGCCGCGGTCAACGTACCGTCAGCGGAGACGCCGAAGCCTGCGGCGTACTGCTGAATCCAGTTGACGGTCGCCTCGGACTCGGAAGTGACCAAGTCGAGGCGTTCGCTGACGGCGGCGATGTTCTCGCCGTGCATGGCCGCGATGAGGCGAATCTCGCGCTCGCTTTCGTTGAACCCGTGCGAACGGAGAATCTCGTTCAGCAGCGTCTCGCCGTTGATCTCGCTCAGGTTGATCCGCTCTTGTAGCGCCAGGAAGGCCGGCGACTGCGTGATCTGGTCGATGATCGTGTTGATGTCCGGCAGGTTGCCGGGACCGCCACCGGGGAGACCGCCGCCGGGGAGGCCAGACCCATCGAGGCCGAACTCCCGCATCTCCTGCTGTGCGTAGAGGAGCTGGCGGATCGCCTTGTTGAGTTCCTTCGCAGGCAGCTTGGCGCCGTCGCGGAACTCGATCTCGGCCCGGAGGACCGGAGTGTAGCGACGAAGCATTACCGAGTAGGGTGCTTCGAGGAATTCTGATTGGTCAGGGATCGAAAGGGTGGTCTCGTCGATCCAAGTTGCTGTGACCGTCCGCGGCGACTCGGGGTCGCCCACGAGCACGCGAACGTGCTCCTGCTTCAGGAACGGGAAGGTCACGGTGAAACGAAGCGGCTCCCCTCCCTCGTAGGTGTAAGCTACGAAGGAGAGGCCGCGGATTTGCTCGATCATTCGTTCTCGTTGAGGTCGAACAGGTAGGAGGAGGACCAGGAGTTCTCCGTGGCCTTCTTGTCTTCCGCACGAGCGCGCTTCTCGTTCGGCGCGTCGTTGCTAATCCAGCCGCGTTCTTCTGCGCTGTCAAACATCGCCCGTTGGGCGTTCTGCCAGCCGGTGAGGTTCTGGAACCACAGCAGCTTCGCCGCCTTCTCCAGTTCCTTCCGGGTCACGTCCTTGTCCGGGGAGAGCGCCTGTGCCGGCAGGGACATCGCCTCGACACCCTTGGAGAGGAAGTCGACGGATGGGTTGCCGGTCAGCAGGTTGTTGCTCAGTCCCGTCGAGCGGGAGTTGGCGAACGCAGGGTCTTGCCCCATGAGCGGAAGGATGGTGTCTGTGATCGCCGGCACCACGCCGCCCCAGGAGGACTGCGCGATGGCGTTCTTGACCACGTTCCCCTTCGTCAGGAGTTCCTTGCGCTTCTCCTCGGCACCGATGGTGTTCACGTAGGTACGTGCGGTCCACTGGAGGCCCGCAATGGTGGTCGAGAGGGCGACCATGTTCATCGCCTGCCAGTCCCGCATGTGGATGCCGTTAAGCAGATGACGCTCGTAGGAGTACGCCATGAAGGACCGGAACTGCGCCACGATCTTCCCGCCTGCGTTGTGCATGAGGCGGACGGAGTCGGAGGCGTCGCCTTCGATCACGGCATGACGGCTCACGCGGAACAGGAACGCAGCCATGCGCTCGCGCACCTCGAACGGCACGTCAGCCTCGACCAGGTCGTCGACCTTGTGCTTGCCCTTCAGTGCACCGAAGATGGCATCGCGGGTCTCGTCGTCCAATCCCCAGTTGCGCAGCCGGCGTGTCATTCCCGGCGAGAGTGGCCGCTTCTGGTTTGCGAGCTGGAGGAGACGCATGAGGGATGCGCGCCCAGCGACCCGCTGGAGCATGGTGTTGATCGGGGCCATGCCCGATAGGACGCTGGTAGCGCGCTGTGCGAGCTGCGTGACGTTCTCCGCACCGCGGCCGAAGGCGTTGTCACCGAACACCGGAGCAGCGAAGGCGTCGTCCTCGATCCGCAGGAACGGAGGGTTGCGGATGTGCTCCGTCCCCGTGGCGAACAGGTCCTCGATGTAGCGGGCCTCGCTCGACTTGAGCGTACCGTCACCCGCGCGCTTGATGAAGTCCTTGACCACGAACACCGAGTCGATCACGTTGCGAAGGCCGCCGTATGCGATCACGGGGCCAAGCTCGGTGAACTGGGTGAAGCCGACCTGGTTCATCACGCGGATGAACTGGGTGTCCCGAAGGAACCGCGAGGCGCGCGATAGGCCACTCGTGGGGTTCGTTTCGGTGGACCGGCCGAGGGCCGAGTTGATCCCGATGTCGAACGCACGGGTGGCGATGTCCGGGTTCTCGCCGCCTTGGATTGCCTCCAGGCGAATCTGCTCACGCGCGGCGGCCACCTCGGCCTGATTGCGCAGGTTGGCGCGGGACGCCAGTGCGGACCAGCCGGAGATGTCGCGGACGTGTGCCATGACCACGCGCTGCGCGTCGTTCTCCATGAAGTCCGTGACGGAGAGCTCGACTTCCTTGCCGAAGCGGTTGGTGAACTTGCCCTTGAAGCTGGGGTCGAGGTCAATGCGCTTACGGTTCTGCGAGATGCCGCCACCTTCGGCCGAGGCACGGTAGCGGGCGAGGATCGACTCGATCTTCTCCGCGGACGCCCCTGCTTCCTCCAGGGCCTCCTTCAGTGCATCCACGTCGTCCGTGGTGAGCGGCCGGACGAGACCTTCCTGGTCGCCGTGTACCTGCCGCTTGCCTCGGTTGATGATCGCGCGGGCGTAGAGCTCGGCAAGCTCCTCGTCCACGCCAGCGTCGTCGGCGACGGCCTTGGCTTGGTTGCGGGCGAACTTGACCTTGTCCTCTTTCGCCAGTGCATCGTGGAGGCGCTCACGGGCCACCTGCCGGCGATCTATGGCGCGCTGGAGCTTACTGGTGGCAACGTCCAGGCGGCGCTTACGCGCGCGCAGGATGCGTCCTGCGGCACCCTCGGCGACGGCGGCCTGGTAGTCGGCCTCGATCTCGCGGAGGCGGGCTTGCCGCTCGCCGATGTCCGCTTCGATGTTCGTGTGCCGCTCGCGTGCACGCAGGGCCGCATCGGAGGCGCCCTTGTAGGACTCCTCGATCTCCTCGAACTTCTTGAGGGAGTCGGGGTCTGCCGTCTCGCGCATCCGGCTCAGGATCGACTGCTTGTAGAGGTCGACGGCCTGGTCTTCGGAAATGCCCATCTCGCCGAAGATGCGCTGGTACGCCTGGCGGGACTGGAGCTGCGGGAAGTAGTCGGCGCGGTGGCTCGCGGGATCGAGGACGCCGTTCTTCACGCCGTGGGCGTGGGCGTCGTCGAGGACCTTGCGGAGGCGCGCGGCCGCCGCCTTGACGGTGGGGGAGTCGACCTCCACGCCGCGGAGCGCGTCCGCCACCTGGCGGTTCCACTCCAGCTCGGCGCCGCGGTCCCACATGGACAGGCCCTTCGCCTTGCGCTCGTCGAGCCATGCCGCGTTGTAGCCGCGGTGCAGGGCAGTCTCGAAGACGGCCCGGTTGCGCCCCGCGTGCTCGCTGGCTGATTCCTGGATGACCGCGTTGCGGTCCCCGGCGACGCCCACGCCATCGCGGAACAGTCGCCGGGAGATTGCGCGCGCGGTCGGGGACGCGGAGTTCCCCATGCGCGCCGAGAGGGACAGGCGGGCTTTCGCGAAGGCCGGGCGGATACCCGCCTCCTCCACGCCAGCCGCCACCAGGTCCTCTACGGCGGACTTCGGGTCGCGCCTCTGGAGACCGGGGGTCGGTTCTTCGAGCAGGCCGTCGACGCGAGCGGCGCCCATGCTCTGCTGCGAGCCGGTGATGTCGCGCTTGACGATGTCATCGACCACACGCTGGTCAACCCACTCGCCGCCCCGCCGTGCACCGAGAGCGGCGCCCAGGACGAAGGAGGAGGCCGTGGCGACCAGTACGTCGTCTACCCCTACCTCGGGGTTGTACTCGCCAGCGGCGGCCGTGAAGGCGCCTCCGGTGGCTCCTGCGACGGTACCGGCACGCGCAGCGTTCACCAGCCGTCCGGCCGTTGCGCCGCGGGCCAGGCCGCCAGTCATCGCGTCCAGCGCGAAGCCGACAGGATCGGTGAAGCCGACCGCGATGTTGGCCCCAAGGCCGAACTGCGAGCGGGTCTCCTCCACGTCCTGGTTCTCGCGCGCGAACCGCATGAGGAGCTCGAAGTGCTCCTCGGAGGTCGCCTTGGCGAACAGCTCCCACTGGCCGCTGCCGATGCCGGCCTCCTCCATCCGATCTTGGAAGTCGTCGGGGAGGCGGTAGTTCGGATCGGCGCGCTCCAGCACGTCGGAGGTGAGGGCGGAGCGGTGGAAGAAGCCGATGCCGCCGTCGACTTGCGCGGCGCCGACCAGGTCCATCGCCGAGGTGTCCTCGCGGAGTTCCTCGGCGGCGGCCGTGCTGGCCCGGCGCGCTTCCATGCGCGCTTGGGTTCCGCCTTCGTTGTGCTGCTGCGCCTCGGCGGCCACAGCCATCGGGGCGCGGCTGATTACGGGGGCGTCGAGGTCAAAGACGGATCGGGCCATGTGGCGTTAGTTTCCTTGTGCGGGTTTCCGCTTGTGGTCGTGGAAGTAGTCGATGAAGTCCGGGAACTCGAACACGGGCTTGACCCCGGTCGCGTCGGTTGCGCCCGCCGCCGTGAGTGCAGCCATTGACGGCTGCGCGCTCGGTGCGGGACCTGTGCCCTTGGCGGTTCGAGCGGCGGCTGCCGCGGTAGCGTCGATGCCGAGTACGGTGGTGCCGCGCTGGCGGCGGTTGCCGTCCTCGAAGCGGGTGCGTGCCTCGGCCTTGTCCTGCTCGTAGCGGACACGCGAGGAGGCGATCTCGTTCGGATCGAACAACACCGGAACGCCGGAGTTCGGGTTGACCACGGGAAGGCCGTCAGGACGGAGGATCATGAAGACGGAGGGGTCAGCCCAGTGCGGAGCCGCGAAGGCGCCGCCGGCCTGGTCCTTGTCGATCACGCCGGCCGCCACCGCATCCTCTGCGGCGCGCTGGATGAACTCCTCGATTGCCGGCTCGGTGCCCGAACGGGCGCTGCCGCGGGGAACCCACTGGCCGTTGATCTTCATGGAGCCGGCCATGACGCGCCGCTCGGCGACCCGGAGGTTCACCTCGGGGCTCGCGTTCGGATTCGCCAGGGCGAGCTCGGTGGCGGCCCTCTGGACACGCTCGGCGAACCAATGCGGCCTTGGGGAGCCATCCGGGAGCTCCGGGTTGTCCTTCAGGTACGCGGTGGTGGCCTTCGCGATGACGGGTGCGACCTCCACACGACGGCCCTTGTTGGCGCCTGTGGGGAGCGACCGGAGGGATTCCTCGGCGGTCATGCCGTGCTGCGTGAGGTTGTCGTGGTGCTGCGCGAACAGCGTGGCATTGGCGTCCGACAGGTAGCGGTCGGCGAGCACAGGGTCGACACGGGACAGGGCCTCGTAGAGGGCGTAGTCCTGCGTCAGCGTGCCGGCGGTGGTGCGCGACAGGCGGTCCTTGAGCTGCGGGATGGCGACACCCACGCCGGGCTGCGAGTAGCGGGTGATGACCGCGGACATCGCCTGGCGGCGGGCGTCCTTGTCGGTGATCGCCGCGGCGGCCGCCCATTCCTTCTGCGCGGCCTTCTGGAGCTGCGCGGTGGTGTGCGTCAGGCCGGCGCCCGCGTTGATCGCGCCGATGACCTCACGATGTCGTGCGGCTTCCTTGGCCTCGGACTCCATCCGGCGCAGGCCGGTCTGGTTCTGGTCGATCCAATGACGGACGAAGGACAGCCGGCTCTTGCCGGTGTGGCCCAGCTTGTCCGCGAGTGCGTTGATCTCGGGCGTGGACAGGGCGCCGCGGCCGGCGCGGTCCTGGAGCTGCGGCTCCATCGCCGCCATCGCGTTCGCCTGCTGCTCCTCGAAGGCGCGTTGGCGCACGGCGGCGCCGGCCTTCATGGCCGTGTCGAACCTGGAGGCGTTCTCGCCCTGGTCCCACAGCGACGCTCGGTCACCCACGCGGGTCTTCAGGAACTCCTGAGCGACCTCGGGGTCGAGCTCGCCGGTTTCCAGTAGGCCGGTGACCGCCTCGGCGATGACCGCGTCGGCGTCGTCCTCTTGGAGGAACGCGAACTGCTCGGTGTTGAGCGCGGCGCGGAAGCGCGTCACGCCCTCGGTCGTCAGCAGCTCACCGCTTACGATGTCGGCGCGCGCCATCTCGCGCAGGTTCTCGACCTGGCTCTCGAAGATTTCCGCGAGCTCGGTCTTCTGGTGGAACGCCAGGACGCCCGTGCGGAGCTCTTGGATCGCCGGGGCGAGCTGCTTGAGTACCGTGGGGTCTTGGAACTCCGCGCGGCCCATGAGCGCGCCCAGCTCCTCCTCGATGATCGGCTGGGGGTCTTCGCCCGGCCGCAGAGCAGCGAGGCGCTTGGACGTGTTCAGCTTCGCGTCGTTGAGGCGGTTGGCCGCCTCGGTCAGGAAGTAGCCGCGACGGAAGGTCGCCGTCTCGTTCGCCAGGTCCTCCGCGGTGCGCGCGGGGGCGCCTTCGACGGTCTCCTGTGTGCGCCTCGCGGCGCCCTTGCTCTGGTCCTCGTCTGCGGACTTGGCGGTCTTGCCGGCGACGACGCGGCCGGCGCTGTCGCCGAGCCTGTCCAGCACTTGCAGGGAAGCGCGGCTGATTGCGTTGTGGCCGCGCGATGAATCGAGGTCCGCTTGGACGGCCAGCCGCGGCGCCGAGGATTCCCTCGACGCGACGGCGGAGCGCCGGATGACCTCTTGGTTCTTGATGCGTGCCATTAGCCGGTATCGCCCTTTCGGATGGTGTAGTTGTTGTAGGCGGACGAAGCGCCGCCGACGACGGAGCCACCGACGGAGGCGAACGCCTCGGCATTGGCGACACGGGTGCGCGCGTTGGCCTCCGATGCCGATGCCAGGGAGCCGTTGCGGCGATTCGTTTCGATCAGCGCGATGTCCCGGCCGGCTTGGCCTTGGATGTCGGTTTCGATCATGGAGATGGTGTTGCCGCCAATGGCGGCTTCAGCCGCGGACGCACGGGCGGTGGCCCGGAGCGAGCGCATCTCCTCCATGCGCTGGTGCTTCTGCTGGACCGCGCTGGCGTCGATCTCCGACTGCTGCTGGTCGAGCATGACCTGGGTGGCCTTGTTCTGCTGCTTGACGCCGTAGACGGCGGTAGCGGCACCGATGACCGCGGTGATGATCGGCACCGAGAAGACGCCACCGTCACAGATGGCCGTGCTTCCAGAAGTAGAGGAACGGGTGGCCGTTGCGCATGACGGGCGTCTCGTCGAAACGGAAGCCGAGCTTGCGGAGCCAACGGATGGCGAAGGTGTTGGTCGCGTCCACGTAGTTCTGCTGAAGGGGGAAGAAGTCCATCCACGAGTCGGTGATGCGTCGACCTTCGGTCAGGACGACGCGCGGGTGCTTCGCCAGCGTTGGCGTGCCGAGCATCCACACCTGCGCGGAAGGACCGCCCTGGTAGGTGAACCCGAAGATCGCCACGGGTTCACCGTCGAACACCACGGTCACCGCCCACGAGGAATCCTTGACGGACTCCACGAGCGCTTCATGTGCACCCACGCCGCTCGCGCGGAACACCTCCAGGCGGTCAGCCGTCCGCATCCGGCCCGCCACGAAGACCATGTCGGCCTCCGTGGTCGGGCGGTATTGCACTTCGATCACACACGACTCCTCGACTGGAACATGGCCCGGTATTGCGCGGACAGGAACCAGCATTGATAGGGGAGACGATTGACGAAGCGCAGCCGTAGCTGGTCGGATCGACTCAGGATGGGGAACCGGCGGTTGCCGGAGTGGAAGACGGGTGCGCCGAGGGTGAACTCGGAGTCGTCGAGGGTGCGCGCGGTGAACAGCCCGTGGTGCCCGCACAGGTAGGTCTGCGGGGCAGTTGAGCGTCCATGTGTGAGCACCTCGACCTCGAAGAACGCGCCGTCCTTGTAGGCGACCTCCACGTCGCGGAGCTGGAGACGCCCGACGAGGATCGAGTTGCCGTTGTTGTCCTTCATGTACGGACGGGACGGCTCGACGACGTGCTCGTAGTTGAGGCCCACCGCGACACGTCCGCCTGCGTGATTGCCGGGAACGCGGATGCGGGTGCCTCCGTTCTGGAGCGCCGCCGAGCGAAGGTCGACCAGCACGCCAGGCTCGGCCCAGTCGTCGGTCTGCACGACCGCCACGGAGGCCAGGCTCTCGATCACGTAGGGCACGTCGATGTCGGTGTAGTTGCCGAATGCGTGGTGCACAGGCTCGACCACCACCAGGCGGTCGAGAAGGAACGACACGTCGTCGACGAAGTCAGCCTCCTCGGTTGCGAGGCTCAGGCCGAAGCGGTGCATTTCGACACCGCCGCCGGGAGCGACCGCGACGGCGTATAGGTAGTCGCCGATGGTCTTCATGTGGAGCACCCGGCCGATGCCGGAGATGTCCCACTCGCACCATGCGGACTGCTGCTTGTCGTTGCCGGCCCACCGCACGAAGTAGACGTAGAGCTGCGAAGGCGAGTCGACAGGCGCCAGGAAAAGCGCGTCTGCATCTGGCGCCGCCTCCATCGCTCGGATCGCTCCGGGGATGTAGCGCGGGACGTGGCTCGTGACGTTCGCCGCGTCGCCAGTGATGGACACGTCGTCGACGAAGTATTCGCGCACGACGGACCAGCGCCCGCTGTCCGAAACGTAGTAGAGGCTGTCGCCGAGGAGCACCGGGGAGACCCACGGGGAGCACTCGTAGTTCACCAGCGGCGAGACCTTGGCGGTCTTCGGCGTCAGGAAGGGCTCCGCGGTCATCTGGAAGTTGGCGCGGTCGCCGAACAGCAGCAGGGCCGACTCGAAGGAGATGCCATGACGCAGCGTGGCGACACCGTCCGTGTTCACCGCGAAGTCGACGGGGTCGCTGTCGAGGTACTGGGTGACGGAGGTGCGCCAGAAGTTGAACTCGTGGCCGACCTCGGAGAGCGCGCAGTTCTCGGTGGACAGGAAGCCCAGGCGGTTCTGGTGGAAGAACACGTCGGCGATCTGCTCGCCCACGAAGGATGGCTCCAGGTTCGTGGTGCCATCGCCGGCAGGGCGACCGTCCCACTCAGGGGCGCCGAAGGAGAAGAACAGGCCGTCTCCGTGTACCGGGTCGGGGATGCGCTTGAGGACGTGCGGCATGGTCGTGCGGTCGAAGACGTGCTTGATGCCCGGCCTCGCGACCTCCAGCCACACGCCCGCGCCGGAGCGCTGCACGTAGTAGTTGTCGGACTCGCTGCCGTCTGCCCCGGCAATCTCGTAGATCGCGCTGTTGGGGACGCCGTCCTTCGGGAGGTCCTCGAACGTCTGCACGGAGCCGCTGATGACGCCCGGCGAGAGCTCGCTGGACATCTTCACGGTGCGCTCGATGTTCGTGATGAAGGTCGTATCCGCCATCGTGGCGCAGCGGAACGCGGACCACGGCTGCGAGGCGGTCGTCAGGTAGTTCGCGGCGTCGCCGGTAACCAGCACGTCGTACTCGTAGCCGGTCTCGTGGTTGAACACGCGGAGCTTGCCGCTCTCGACCACGACCACGTACCGCTCGGCGCTGTCACGAACGATGGAATGGAAGGCCGCGTGGGCCGAGATGTCGCTCGCCAGGACCTTCACGAACTCGGCCGGCGGGCGCTTGCCGTTGCCCATCGCAGCGTGCAGCCAGGCGTTGACCGCGCGGGAGAGCTGTGACGGGTGGCGAACGGATGCGTCTTGTTGCGAGACCCCGCCGATGAAGGCGGGATGGGTCAGGGTTTCGAGACCCATTACTCGGAGAAGCTGCCGGCGATGGTCTGGAGGTCGATGTCGCCCTGCGTCATGTTGTAACCCTGTGCGAAGTCGAAGTCGTCCTGCTCGGACATAAAGATCGCGAAGGCTTCCGCCTCGTGGTCTTCGGTGAACCCGTTGAGCTCGGAGGAGCCCAGGACGTTCGCCTGAAAGATGCGCGCCGCGCGGATGGCGATGTAGCGGCGTCCGCTCTCGGGAATCTCGTCGTAGGGGAGGAACCAGACCACTCGCGCGCTCGGGGGAGCGTCGAGGGGGAAGGTGTCGGTGGAACCGGAGAGGTTCCAGAGGAACCCGTTGCGCACCGTGAGGCGCGCGCCGGCGCGCCCGGACGGGCGGACGGAGAGAATGGTGTTGGCGGGCTGCGCGCGGCCTTCTGCGTTAAGCGTGAAGGTGTGCGCCTCGTCGAAGTTGAACCACCAGCCTTTCGACTGCACCTCGCGCGACACGCCGTGCAGGGTGTTGACCGCAATGGCTGCGTCGGTGTTTCCCACGTCCTCGATGTCGGACACGGGCTGCTCGCCGATGGCGCCAAGCATGGCGTTGACCGCGTCGAGCTCAGTGGTCAGAAGAAGCGGGGGTGCCATTATGTTTGTCCAGGTAGTCCGCGGCTGCGCGGAGGAGTGAAGGGGAATCGCGGAGGAGTCCCAGGGCCTTGTTACAGGCGCCGCAGAGGAGTGCGCGGACGGCCCCGGTGGTGTGGTTGTGGTCAACCGCGAGTGCACGTCCGGTGGCGCAGGTGCCTCCACAGATTGCGCAGGCGCCTGATTGCTCGGCGAGCATCTCGTCGTAGGTTTCGAGCGTGATTCCGTAGAGGCGCTTGAGCTGCGACCGCCGATTCACATGGGGATTCAGCCGGTGGTACTCGCGCGCCTCGGCGGCTCGCCGCTCCGAGTGCTTGGCGTTGTGCTCGCGCACCGCAGCCTTAGAACATTCTTTGCACAGCGTCCGCGGTACGTACTCGCCGCGCCTGTTGCGCATCCGATAGAACTCGGAAGTGCACTTCGTCGCCCCACAGGAGGAGCATCGCTTTTCCACGATGGTCCTCCTTTGAGTTGTCGTGGCACGAAAAAAAACGGAGGCACCCGGAGGTGCCCCCGTTGAGGAGATGACGCGGTGTTGCTTAGACCGAGGTGTAGAGCTCGGCAGCGCCGTCAGCACGAAGCTCGCCGTGACCCAAGGCATACTTGGACAGCATGAGCGTTCCCTGCTTATTGCCTTGATAGACATCCTCGACCGACAGGCCCAGGAGCTGGAGCGTGCCGACCGCACCGCGATGGAACACCGCAGCCACCGTCGCCGAGTAGTCGGCGCGGTACTTGGTGAGCACGTTGGTATCGGCGGTCTCGTTCGCGGACGGCAGAGCGTTGACCTTCAGCAGCGGCAGTCGGGCGACCGACGCGATGATGGCCTGGCCGAAGGAGCCATTCGACTCGGGGTTGATGTCCCGGTCGATCAGGTCCTTGTTCTCGGTCAGCAGGTAATACTGCGCCGGCTTGATCGCCACGGTGTACTCGCTGGCGTTGTCGGTCAGGTTCTTCTCGTCGAACGCCTGGCGCACGTCACGCAGCGCGTCGGCGATCACGGTGGCGCTGGTCGCCATCGCGGCGTTGCCGGCGCGGAAGCCGCCCGGCTGGCCCTGCACGACCGGCGTGGTCACACGCGCCGCACGGATGGCACAGCGCAGCTCGTTGCGCATACGATCCAGCGCCAGCTTGGCGCCCTGCTGCCGGGTGTACTCGGCGCGCACGTCGTAGTGGTTCATCGCTTCGTCGATGTTGGCGATGAAGGCGTCCGAGATCAGCATCGGATCGAGCGTCAGGATGCGCTCGTTGTGCTCGACCACCTGGCCCAGGATGTCGGTGCCGGGGACGTGGTAACGCGAGCCGATGGTGCCGATGGCCGGGAACGATGCCGACTTGCCCTGCGAGATGGTGCGGACGGTGATGCGGCCTTCGAGCTTGTAGTTCTCCACGAACGAGGCGTCAACCTCGGCCGTGTAGTTCTTCATGAACAGCGCCCAGTCGTCGCCGGTGGCCTTTGCCTGGCCGAGACGAGAGGGGATGGAATCCGTCATTGAGTTTCCTGTGAAGGGGGTTTGTTGGTGTTTCGGTTCTTCTGCCCGCGATCTCGCAGGGACTTACGGTGTGGCGGGGAGGGCAGGAGTCGAACCTGCGACGCGCGGATTAACAATCCGCTGCTCTAACCTTCTGAGCTACCTCCCCGCGGGTGAAACTAGAAGTCGCTGACGGCCAGGCGTGCCGACACCGCGGCCCGATAGGCCGGATCGGTGCGGTAGCGCGGATCGTTCATTGCGACGCGGCGTTCTGCGACCGACGCGAACGGCTTGACGCCATCGGTGCCGGGACCACCCTTGCCGTTGAGCAGTGAGGGGCGGACAGTTGCCTTGTGCTTCGCGGCCAGGCCGCTCACAGCGAGCTTCGCCACGTCGGCGTCACCGGAGGTGACCGCCTTGTTGAACGCAGCGATCTCGTTCTCGGTGAGGGTCTTGCCCGCCCACGCGATCATTTCCTTGTAGCCGTTCGCGCCGCCAGCCTCGCTGTAGATGGAGTTCTGGAAGTCGTCGCGCGCGGCCTTGAGGCCCTTGACGTAGGTCTGCGTCATCGAGCGCGGGAAGCCCGCCTGCTCCAGCTTGACGAGCGACTCCTCGGACAGGTCGCCGGACTCGGCGAACTCCTTGGTGAAGTCGTCCTGGTTCAGACCGGCGGCCTTCAGCGCATCGGCGACCTGCGCATCCTCGGTCGTCTCGCCTTCGGCGGTCTTCTCGACCGTCAGGGGCGGAGCCTCGGCCGGGGCCTTCGCGGCCTCGTATGCGGCTACCAGCTCCTCGACCGACGCGAAGCCACCGTAGGTGGTCGCGGTGCCTTCGCCCCCGTCGCCGGATTCGCCGGACACGACGGGGGTGGTGGTCTGCTCGCTCACTCGGCCAGGGCGTTGTGGATGACGGTGCCGTTCGGCTTGCGACGAATCAGGACGTTGCCCTTCATCTCGGCAGCCGGCAGCGCCTTCGTCTTCTGCGCCTTGTCGGCCTTGTCGGCGGCGGCCTTGTCGGCGGCGGCCTTGTCGGCGGCGGCCTGGTCGGTCTTCTGCGGATCGGTCATGGGAACCTTACTGTTGGGTTGGGTTGGACTGCGCCGCCGCCATCGCGTTCGCGATGTTCGGAGCAGCGCGTACTGCGGCTTCGGTGGTTGCCGCGTTAGTGTCGTTCTGCTGGACGGTCTCGGGGTCGAGGACCAGGCCCTTCGTCGAGATGTCGGCGGCAGCGCCCAGGCGGGACAGCCACTCGCCAGCGTCGACGCGGCGTGCGAACTCTTGCTCGCCGAGGATCGCCTTCGCGGTGTCGCCGAAGCGCACCAGCTTCTCGAAGTCGTGGCCGCGGCCGAGGGCGGCCATGCCGACCACGATGGAGGGCTTGATGACACCTTCGGGGAGCTCCGGGATCGCACCGGCGGTCTGCATCCGGTCGAGGATGCGGCGCACGATGGGGAGCATGAGCTCCTGGCCGATGACCGAGTAGATGCCGGCGCGGTTGTCTTCGAGGACACGAGCGAGGTACTGGATTTCCTCCTTCGTCACACGCTCGCCGCTGCGCTGGATCGCCGTACCGACGCCGAAGACAAGCTCCAGGTTCCGTGCCAGCGTGTCCGCTTCGGAGCGGACGAACTGGAGGTCTGCGAACTTGTCGAGCGTCAGGGCCTCGATGTCATTCTTGTTCCCGCGGATCACGGCACCGGACTCGGCGCGCGTGAGCTGCTCGGGCTTCATGGCCGAGGTCGGCTTCAGCAGCCAGAGAATCTTCGCGGCAGCCGCGGCGCCCTTTCGGAGGGACTTGCGGAGCGCATCGAGAGTCTCGAACTCGCCGCGGTAGTCCTCGATCAGGCCGCGCCCGTAGTCGTCTCCAGGTGGACGGGAGAGGGCCACGGGAATCCACGGGCAGGCGTCGACGGGGTACGTACCGCGGGTATCCGCGATCTCGTTTTCCTCGACTTCCTGGTAGACGACCCAGTTCTCGCCGCCTTCATCGCGCGCGACGTAGGTGTAGAGCTCCACGTCCTCGCGCATCTTCTTCGCACGCTCGGCCTCGGGCACGTCCTTGAGGATCGCGTTCTTGGCCTCGACGGGCAGCAGCTCGATGGCGATGAAGTCGAGGGTGACCATCTCCAGCAGGTTCCCGAGACCGTCGCGGTTCACGACGTAGTTGGTCAGCGGGTAGAACTTGGAGGGGCCTTCGTCGGGGATGTAGAGGAGGAAGTTGCCGTCGTTGACGGAATACTTCAGGGCCTCGGCGAGGGCAGCGCGCAGAGACGCGGGGCCTTCGATCTCGTCCATAGTGGCGCGTTCGAGGTCGGACAGCGCCCCTTCGAGCTCGCCCTTCTCCAGGCCCGCTTGCTCCATGAGTCCCTCGGCTTCTGCCGGGGAGGGACGGAGGGTGAACGGGGTGAGGTTCGGGGGCAGGATCGCGAGGAGGAGCTGGTTCGCCATCGAGTTGACGCATCGGGCGCCGGTCCCTTGGACGGGCTTGCCGGGCGCCACCTTCTGCTTCGGCTCCTTCCAGAGCGACGGAATGGTCACCTTGGCGCACGACTTACCGCGCGTCTCGGCATCATTCCGGTCGGTCTTCAGGTCAGCGTACCGCTGCTTCGCGGATACGAGCTTGTCGCCGTCAGCCACTCGTGGGGATTGCCAGGCCGGAGTACATCTGCGGCGAGTTCAGGTCGAGGCGCATGTTGCCCTTCTTCCTGCGGGTCGCCGCTTGGGTGGAGCCAGCACCGTCACGCTGCGTGATGAGCATGTCGGGCTTGGGGGTCTCTTTCGCTTGGGGAGTCTTACCGCACACCTCAGTCCTCTCCTTCGGCAGCCAGGGCGGCCTTGAGCGTCAGCACGAGGCGACGCTCGCCGGAACGCAGGAGGAACTCGTCGTGCTTCTCCGAGGGGTCGTAGGACACCTCGGGAAACAGTCGGTCGAGGTCCGCGATCAGCTCGGCGGACGTTAGGGGAATCTGCATGTGTACCTGAAGTGAACCTAGGGTAGGAAACCGTTGGTTTCCCTCTAGAACCACCGATATACCTCCGGCTCTAGACGAGACCGGAGGCGTACATGCGGAGCTCCGAAAGCGCACCGGAGTTCACGTAGAGACCGTCGAGGTGCTCCACGGAGACGCCGGCCTCGGAGACGTGGGCGCTGACCGCGGCGGCGCCGGGGCGGACCACTTCGACCACGCGACCGCCCCACTGGCGGATGAAGGCGGCTTCGTTGTCGAAGCGCACGTCGGAGATGACCACACCGGCAGCGCCCTCACGGCGGGCCTGGCGAATCTTGTTCTCCACCACCTTGACCCACAGGTCCCGGTCGATCATCTCGCGGCCCCACTCGGTCCCCACGGTCTGCATGAGGTAGCGGGGGGTCTTGCCGTCGAGCCAGTCGAGCGGCGCTTCCTTGGCCGGGCCGTCTTCCATCTCGGCGATGGTCATACCGGTGATGTCGGCGACGAAGGCGCGCAGGGGTGCCGCGAAGGAGAGCTTCAGGAACCCGTGGTCGTCCACGAGGAAGTTGGCGAGGGTGTCTTTCCCCGACCGGGCGCGGCCGGTAATGCCGATGATCTTCAAGCGTCAAGCTCCTTCAGGATGGTGCGGGCCAGGGTGATCTCGCCGTCCTCGACGCCCCATTCGTAAGCGTCGTCACTGGCCTCGCCGAACAGGTCGCGGCCCACCTCGTTGAGCGTCTCGTCGGCCGCGATGATCCGCAGGCGGGCGATGGTCTCGGCGCTCAGGCCGCTCACGAGAACACCCGAGCGACCAGCCAGAGCACCGAGAGGGTCAGCCAGCCGAGGCCCGCCGCGGGGATGTCCCGCAGGAATGCGGCGGTGCCGGCGCCGACGCTCCAGCCGCGGTCCCGGATGTCGAGCAGCCACACCGCCCCGCCGAAGCCGCAGTAGAGGCAGGCGATCAGGGTCAGGAACAGGAGGATCGTCCCCATGCTTAGGCCCTCCCGGCCGCGGCCAGCAGGCGGCGCGCGAGCTGCGCCTCGCCGTCGCTCACGCCGATGGCGTAGGCGTCGCAGGTTTCGGGGGTGACTGCCACGGCCAGCGTGGGCGAGCGGTCGTCGGTCGCGGTGATGCGCTTGGCGATGCCGCGGAGCAGGGAGACTTGCGCGGGGGTCAGCTTGATGGAGTCCATAGGTTCACCTTCTGGTTCTTGTAGTCGTAGTCGCCGTCTCGCAGGATGCGAGCGAGGCGTGCTTGTCGGATGGCGTCCTCAGCCGTGAGGTCCTTGGACTCGTAGGTCTTGACGACGGCGGCCCACAGCGCGTCCAGGTGGAACTCGTGAGGCGCGTCGATGTACCGCTCGTGGATCGGCATGAGGACCGCGTCGGCCCGCTTGCCGCCGATGCCGGGACAGCCGGGGTAGTTGTCGGTCGCGTCGCCCATGAGGGTCTGCTTCATCCAGAACAGGTTGGCGTCGTGGATGCCGATGCGGCGCGTGCCGATGTCGGGCTTCATGGGGTTGTAGAGCCGGCACGGAATCGTCGCCAGGTCCTTGTCGATGGAGACCACGATGCGGTCACCAGGTGCGCGCTTGGGGTGCGGGTGTGACGCGAGGAGACCGAGGATGTCGTCACCTTCGAGGCCGTAGCGCTTGACGATCTTGTCGCCGAAGGTGGACTCCATGTGGTCGTCGAGGACGTACCAGAGGGCCGGCTTCTCGCGCTTGTGGCGCGCCAGCTTGTAGGTCGGGTCGACATCCTTGCGGAAGTTGTGGTCGTTGCAGGACAGGGCTAGGACGTAGTCCGTGGCGCCGAACTTCTCGACCATCTCCTCGACGTAGTCTTCGAGCTCGGCCTTGGCCTTCTCGGGCTGGATCGCGACGACGGCCTCCTCGCCCTCGTCCCAGGTGATGGACTTGGTGTTGGTGAAGGCGATGAGGTAGCGGAGAACGTCGGCGTCGATCAGGAGGGTGAGGCTCTTACCACCCTTCAAAGGGGTTCTCCATGTAGACCTGGACCTGTGCGCGCGTCTCGTCGGTGATGTGCGTGACTCGCTCGGTGTCCCAGGAGATGCGGCCGAACCAGCGCCAGCCGTCCGCCACGGCGCGAACGCCCTGGTGGAAGGCGTCGCTGTCGAAGTGCACCAGACGACCGGAGGGGGCGTCGACGGACCGCAGCGTGCCCTGGCGCACCGCCTCCTCGACCTCTACGTGCCACGCCTTGTAGACGAGAGGATGCTGCTCGGGGTCGGAGACCTCGACACGTCCCACGGCAAACTCGGTGGGGCAGATGTGCCCGTTCACTAGACCGAGGACGTGCTTCGCGCGGTAGGCCGGGTACCGGTAGTTCGGCTGCCCGTTGTCGCCCCGCGGCACGTCGTCGTGGTGAAAGCCGGGGATGCAGGGGAACCACCCCTTCATGAGCATGTGCACGCGCGAGTCGAAGACGCAGTCGCGCAGGTCGACCTCCGGGCCGAGACTCCGGCGGAAGGCCGTGAGGAACTCGCGCGTGATGGGGCCGCCGCGCTGGTAGGCGAACCCGAGCGAGGAATTGAAGAACATCGGCTCGCCCTTCACCTCGGCGTCGGGGAGGCGAGCAGGCATGAACGGCACGCCGACCTTGAATTGACTGTCGAAGGTGATCACTGTCGGCCACCCGTGAGCACCTGAATGCTCGCCTTGTCCGCATTGCAACGCTTCACGGCGTCCTCGGCATTCCCTGCGAACACCACGAGATCAAGCGTCTCGCTCTCGGCGTCGAAGGCGAGGGCCTTCAGGGAGTCGTGCTTACCCTCGATCAGGCACGGCGCCAGGAACGGCGACAGGTCCACCGAGGATCGCGTCGCGCACCCGGAGGTCGCGAGCACGGCGGTAAGAATCAAAAACTTGAAGTATGGTTTCATCGTCGAACTCGTTTCGCATGATGTTGAATGCGGCAATGACAACGCGGGTGTTCTTCCGCGTGTATCCAGCCGTGCTGTCGACGCGGTCGAGGGAAGGACCGAACGGATTGATCCGATGCTTCGTCGCGTTGGGTGTCACGAAGGAGATGCCGGTCGCTTCACACACGCCGCTCTCGGCACGTCGGCGAACCCACTCCAGGTCTATGTCGAAGTCCCTGCCAAGTCGCCGGGCTCTACTCCGCGCGTTGTTGAATGCGACGGCGCAAGCTCCTTCCAAACCACTCAGCTTGATGCGCTTGTTCCGGCTCGAATGCGCTACGTGGCAGGGCTTGCACCGGCTCCGCGGCCGGCCCCTGCGGGAGTCGCTGTAGAAGAACTCTGGTTCCTTCTCGACCCCGCATCCTCTACAACGCGGCATCGTCCCCCACGAGCGCGCGTCTCACGTCGTCGGGTATCCGGGTGCGGAGGTAGTCGCCTGCCGCGGTATCCGAGGCCGAAACCTCGTTGAGTCGTTGGTTGGTCGCTGCACGCTCGGCGCGCAGCAGTCGGTCGATCTCGGAACGCTTGACGACCTCCTCGGCCAGCGCGGCGTGCGCGGCCTGCGCAGCGGCGAGTTCCTTGCGGAGTTCCGGCAGCGCCGCCGCGGTCTCCACGGCCTTGTTGTAGGACCGCACGGCGAAGAAGCCGGCGGACAAGGCGATGAGTAGGAGGAGACCGAGGAGGACGTTGAGTGCGGCTTTGGGGGTCACTTGCGCTGCTCGAAGTGGCGACCCTTCGGGCCGCACTTCCGCGAAAACCAGCCGCCTGCTTGGCGCTCGACGCGGGGGGTCTTGTAGCCGGTCAGCAGCGCCGCGCCGTTCACCGGGTCAACGCCCTCGTGGTACACGCCGCGCAGGCAGGTCCCGTTACCGCCGTACCGGAAGTGATCGCAGTTCTGGCAAAGCGGGGCGCCTGCCGGGACCGCGATCACGCCGACCACTCCTGCGCATCGATCTCGATGGCGACGAACTTGCCCGGCACGATGAACTTGCGGCCGTCCGCGGTTTGCAGGCGGTGGTTCGTCGGGCGCACGGCGACGTGCGTGACGCGCTCGACGGTGAACGTCTCGCCGCCGGGGAAGTGGTAGGTGCGCTTCTGCTCGCCGACGAGGGTGAGCCAGTCGAGCTTCGGGGTGGACGGGGGCGTGTCTTGGAGCTTGCGCATCTCGCGGTTGTAGAGGTACGAGGTGCGCCCATTGTCAAACCGCACCTCGCACCCGCTGCCAAGGCCGCCGATGCGTATGACGACCCCGCAGTCGCCTACGTCGTAGCCCAGTGACGCCGTCACCACGTTGACGACCGCGATTCGATCTCCGATGTTGAAATTCATGTGTTCTCCTGGAAGTAGCAGGCGGCCCGGAGGAGCTCCTCGGGCGTCGCGTTGGATTTGATTTGGTTCGCGCGCGCGGACACCACGCGGACGTTGCCGCGCGTGTATCCAAGTTCGGGGGTGATGCGGTCGAGCGTTGGCGAGTTCGGTCCTTGGGCCTTCGCGCCCGTTGACCGGAACAGCGGGATCGCCAGGACCGGGCAGAACGCAGGGACCTCGATGTCCTCGACCGCGAGGTCAAAGGGGAGGTTGTGCTTTCGTGCCCGACGCCTGGCGCCGCGAAGGAGGATGCCCGCCGGGTGTTCCGGCTTGCGGGTGTTGCTCAGTGGGTCTCCGCCCAGTTGTTGCCGACCTTGAACTCGCCGTCGAGTGGACAGCGGAAGCCGAAGGAATCGCCAGCACGGCGGATCGCAGCCTTGGCGAGCTGGCCCACCATCTCGGCGTGCTCCTCGTCGACCTCGATCTGCCACTCGTCGTGCACGTTCGCGACGAACTCGTAGTTGACGCCCGGCACCAGACCCTTCTCCTGGATGGACCAGTCGAGGAGGACCAGCGCCTTCTTCATCACGAGCGCGCCGGCCGACTGGAGCAGCGTGTTGAGCGCGGCGTGGTCGGACCGGATGTGCAGGCGGCGGCCGTCGAGACCGCGAAGCCAGCCTTGTTCCTTGGCCTTCTTCTTCACCGCGCGGACGAGCTTCGCCAACGCAGGCAGTCCGGTCAGGAAGCGCTGCTTGAGCTCCTTACCGTGCTTGCGTCCCTTGCCGATGATCGAGCCGATCTTCTCGTCGCCCGCTCCGTAGAGGAAGGCGTAGATGAAGGTCTTGGCGTTGTCACGAGACGGGAGGCCGGCGGCGTTCTGGTTCTCGGTGTGGATGTCGCCTTCGAGCAGGACCTTGGCGTAGGCGCCACCGTCGTACATCGCCATGAAGTGCGCGAGACAGCGGAGCTCCAGGCCGGAGGCGTCGGCGCCCACCAGCTTCTTCCCCTTCGGGACGGTGAACAGCGAGCGGCACTCGTATCCCCAGCCGCCTTCGAGGCCCTTGAGGATTCCCTTGACCTTGTCGTGCTGGACCTTCGGGACCTGAGCGATGTTCGGGTTCGAGTGCGTCATGCGGCCGGTGACCGCGCCGTTCTGGTTCACTCGCCCGTGGATGCGCCCGTCCGCCTTGAGGTGGTCGATCCACGCCTCGGAGGTCTTCTTCGCCTTGGAGGGTGTGCCGTCCTTCTTCATCTTGGGCGGCGGCGACGCGAGCTGGCCGAACCGCTTGGCGACCAGCAGGTACTCCAGCAGCAGGGGCACCTCCGGGTACTTCAGGCGCGACAGGACATCCTCGTCGACCTTCGGTTTGCCCTCGGGCGTGAACTCGCGCGGCTTCCAGCCGTACTTCTGCTGGAGCACGTAGGCGATGTGGTCGCGCGATCCGGGGTTGAACACCACGGTCTTGAAGGTCTCGTATGGCTGACCCTTGACCCGCCCGAGCTTCTTGTTGTTGACCTTCGAGATGCCGGACTTGTCGAGCACCTTCCACGGCGGGAACACCGCGGCGAGCTTGTCGGCGATCTCCTGCCGCTTCGTGAGGAGCTCACGCTCCAGGTGCGAAGCGAGCTGCTGGTCGAACAGGAACCCGTAGGCTTCCTGGCGGGCCAGGATCGGCGCGACAGCGTGCTCCAGGTCAATCGCTTCCTGCGACAGTCCCTTGGACATCTGAAGCTCGAACAGCGCACGGCACACGACCACGTCCTGGTCGCAGTAGTCGTCCATCTCCTGCGACCACGCGGCCCACGGGTCGAGCCCGAGGGCTTTCATCATGGCCGAGTAGTCGCCCTTCCAATGCCCGAGGCGGTAACCCCAGGCTTCGAGGGAGTGGCGGCCGATCATCTGGCCTGGCAGCTGGCCCGGCTTGCGCTTGACGAGGTTGAAGTCGCGGTCGCGGATGTCCGGGTAGATCAGCGTCGACAGGATGATGGTGTCGATGGCGCGCTTGTAGGTCCACCTCGGGTACAGCTTGCGGATCGCAGGGATGTCGAATCCCATGATGTTGTGACCGACGATGAAGTCGGCGTTCGACAGTTCGTCGAGGGCCTGCTCGATTGTCAGCTCGCCGTTTACACGGTTCGAGGACAGCACCGGCCCCAGCTCGCGACCGTCGAGGTCCACGAGCTGGAGCGAGATGCAGTGGATCGTGTGCAGTTCCGGAAGCAGGCCATTCGTCTCGATGTCGAAGACGTAGCCTTCGGACACTCAGTAGCTCCCGCGTTGCGTGACGGGCTTCGACGCGAGGTAGAGCTTGACGTTCTCGAAGCCTTCGAGGTTCGGCACGTAGCCGTAGACCTGGGAGTAGCGCGTGATGCGCTCCTCGGTGCGGTCGGTGCCGTTGTTGTTGACGACGGTGAGGATGCGGCGCGTTGCCTCGTCCTCGGCGCCTGGTTCGGCGTAGAAGCGCACCTCGCCCGAGTCCTCCTCGATCCACGCCACCATCTGGCAGCAGCGGAAGTCGAAGGCCGCGGCGTGGTCCCTGGCGGAGCCGAAGGCGAACCCGATCAGGTTGAAGTCCATGCCTGAGTCGGACCGGAAGGTCACGGTGCGGCCTGCGTTGCCGTCGTAGGTGAACCGGGGGCCGTCTCCGACGGCGTGGAGCGCAGCCTCGAAGTCGTCGTTGTTGGCGAAGAACAGGTCGTAGTCCTTGACGGTGGTTCCGTCGAAGAACGCCCGCAGGGCGCCGCCGCCGAGGATGCAGAGGCTACGGATCGCAGGCGGGAGCTCCGACAGGACCTCCTCGACGTACTCGGCGAGCAGGCGCCTCACGTCAGCGCACCAGCGAGTTCAGGCGCTCGGCGACCTGGCGGGCGCGCAGCGCTTCGTTGCGGGCGGCGACGGCCTTGCGGACTTCGTCGGCGGCCTTGGCCTCGTGCTTCGCGCGCTTGTCGACCAGGCGCTCCTCGGCCTGCTGGAGCTGGCCGACCTTGCGCTCGATGTCGGCGACGATGCCCGAGACGCTCGGGGCGGGGGTGACGAAGGCGATGACGGCGGCGATGGCGGTCTTGATGTTCATTCGAGTTCCTCGACAGTGATGTGGATGCGGACGCGCCGACACGGCCGCCCGTAACGGGAGGCCGCTTGGTCGCGGGTTTTCGGGAGTTCAAGAGGGAACGCCATGCTCAATGCGGTGCCGAGCGAGGCGTCGTGTGGGATGTAGCCGACGTGGTCCCTAGAAGGGGCAGTCGTCGCCGCCGGTTGCGGCGGATGCGTCGTCGAAGCCATAGGTCTCCGCCGCTTCGCCGGGCTTCGGACACGGGTGCAGTCGACCCGTGCCCGCGTCGTAGCGGAGGTAGATGCAATGGCCCGTGGCTTGGCCGGTGTAGCGGTCTTTCAGTACGCGAAGGGTGGTGATCGAGCGCTCGGTCTCGTCCTCGGCCTGCTGGTCTCGCTCCAGGCCGAACATGAAGTGCGACCAGAAGCCGATTGCGCGGCTGCCCTTGAACTGGCGGATGGTCACGCGACCGCCTTCCTCGTGGGGGTCGCCCTTCTCGGGCGTGGTGAGGTGCGAGATGAAGTAGACGCAGACGTTGAGTTCCTGCGCGAGCTTGGCGATGGCCGCCATCACTTGCTCCAGGACCTTCTTCTCGTCGTCGGCATCGGCCGCGAACGCGGTCAGGTGATCGAGGAAGATGTGCTTGACACCATCCGCTACCACCATGTGCCGCATTTTCGAGGAGATGACATCCCAGTCGGTCGTGCCGAAGTGGTCGTAGAGGACCACGTTGCCGGTGTCGGCCAGCGCGTCGAATGCGGTCACCAGCTCGTCCTGCGACCAGCCCGAGTCAGGGACGTGGAACCTCCGGTTGGCGACCTTGCCGGCGAGGCGCTTGGCGGATTCGGCCGGAGGTTGCTCCAGCTTGAACACGCCGCACTTCTCGCCGCACTCGCGCGCGGTGAACACGATGATCTCGTCGAACACGTCGGACTTGCCGATGCCTGTGCCGGCGCCGAGACCGTAGACCTCGCCGTAGCGGCGACCGTGCGTCTTCTCGGTAAGCTCAGGCCACGGCCAGGGGAGGCCGCTCTGGAGTGGCGACAGCGCGCGCTCGCGGATGTCGGCCAGGGTGACGATGCCGTCAGGGCGCTTCGTCTTCGCCTGGTAGATCGCGGTCACGATTGCTTCGCCGTTGCCGGCGACCAGCAGCTCGTTCGCGTCCTTCATCGGGAGCTGCGCGATCTTCGCCTTCCCCGGCGAGAGCAGCGCGGCGACTTCCAGAGCGGCCTCCTGGCCTGGTTCGTCCATGTCGAACATGATGACCACTTCGTCGAACGCCTCGACCCATTCGAGCTCGCGCTTGATGGCCTTGACTGCACCCTGCGCGCCATTGGGCACGGACACGACGGGCCACTTCAGGTTGAGAACCTGCGCGACCGTGAGGCAATCGATCTCGCCTTCGGTGATGACGAGGCGGCGCGACGGCTGCCAGAGGTGCTGGCCGAACAGCCCGCACTCCTTCGAGTCGCCGAGGAACGAGAACTTCTTGCCGGCGAAGCGGAGCTTCTGCGCGACTACGCGGCCGTCCCGCTTGTAGTTCGCGATCTGGACGGGCTTGCCGTCCTTGTTTGTCCCTGCGTGGTAGGAGAACTTCCGGCAGGTGTCTTCGGTGAGGCCGCGCTTACCTAGCGCCTGCGCCTCGCCGGAGCAGAAATCGGTCATGGTTTTCTTCCTCGTTGACGGGAGAGGCTCGCCGTCTCCGGGGACGTAATGCGAACAGGAGTAGCAGAACTGGTGGTTGTCGCTATAGAGCGAGTTAGCGTCAGAGCTACCGCATTTCGCGCACGGGATGTGCCTTACGAATTCGCTCTCGTCACGATCTGGCGGCATAGCTCGATCAGTTCCTCGTCGGTGCGTTGTTGTTTGGCGCAGTTGTAGGCCCACGCGACGACCTGGACGTTGTCTCGTGTGTATCCGCGGTTCGGATCGACGCGGTCCAGCGAGGGTGCATACGGGTCGCGGTCGTTGAATCCGCGCTTGTTCGGCGCGAGAAGCGCGAACGGCTGCCCTGTCCGGGGACAAGGTTGCCGGAGGCGCTCCTCAACCCAGTCGCGGGTTAGGTCGCAGTCGCGCCCGGAGCGCCTGCTGCGGTACACGGCGTTCGCGTGGAGATTGGCCGCCTGGCGGTGTGCGGGGTAGCACGCGGCGCAGTGCTTCCTCCGCGAGCTGCGCGTGCTGAAGGTGTCCCCGCAGCACGCACAGGTACGGGACCAGGTGTGGATTACTTCCTCACACGCTCGACGCTCCACCAGGAGCGCCGCTTGGTCAGGCCGAGCTTGCGGTTGAGGGCCGAGCAGACCATCGCGTAGGTGCGGGTGCGCTTCGCGCGGGGCACGTCGGCGGTGGCTGCGGTGAACGCCAGGCGCATCGCGGATGCGGTGGCGATCATTCGGCACCTCCACGCTGGAGGAACGCAACGAAGCCTTTGGCTTCCTCCGCGTATCCGTTGGAGTTCCAGAACTCGGAGCTGTCGAAGAACTCCGGGTACGCCGCGATGATCTGCTCGGCGGTGAAGCGCGCGCTGGACGCCTTCGGCTCGTTGACCGGGCGACGGGTGCGGCGCTGCGCGCGCGTGAAGGAGTAGCGGGTGTACCGCTGACCCGTGGCGTCTTCCATCGTCGCCTTCTGGATGTCGTATCCCGCCTGCTTCAGCTCGGAGATGCGCGAGGCCAGGCGGCGGATGCGGTAGACGCCCTCGGCCTGCCACGAGGTGAGGTGCTGGTTGGCGTAGAGGTGGTCGCGGACGACGGCCGCTTGTCGGGTCAGCTTCATGGATCAGAGTTCCTTGATGGGAGATTGCTTGTCGATCACGCGCGGCAGTTCGGGCCAGAGCTTCGAGAGCTCCTGCCGCTGCGCATCGGTGAAGTTGTTGGTTGGTCGGAGCGCCTCGTCGACGCCGCCGATCAGCACGACCTGGAGGGAAGTAGTGTTCAGTGCGCCAGCCAGACAGCCGGCCTCGTCGAAGCCGCGCCGACCGAGGTGGACGGTTCCGTCCTGCGCGATGACGGCGTGGCAGGCCAGCTTGAAGAAGCCCTGCTGGCGGTGGGACCATTCGAGTTCCGGCCCCGTCATCGAAGCGGCGGTCATGGACGCGGTGACGAACACCTGGTCGACCGAGGGCATCTTCTTCACCCTCACGCGGTGATTTCCACGATGGTCCTTGCGGTCTCGCCGGGATCGGCGAACCGCTTGACCACGGTGAGCTTCACAATCCACTTGTCGTCGGACCACACGCCCGCATGGGTCAGCGCGTCGAGGATCGCCTTGGCGTAGTTGTCCACGTCGCCCTTCGGCGTCGTGAGTTTCGAGGTCTTTGCGCGGGTGCAGACGACCTCTACCTTGACGATGAGGTGCCCTTCCGGTGCGCGGTAGGTCTCCGCTGCGAGATGCTTGCCCGCTTCGGCGAGCCATGCCTTGTACGGCTTGGCGTGGTAGGTGCCCCACTGCGTGACGCGAGGTCGCGAGGCGGGCACGGGTTCCACGGGAACGACGATGAGGGCGCCCGAAGGCGCCCTCGGTGAATCAGAAGTCACTGTCGCCGTCGTCGCCGCTGTCGGATTCGCCGTCTTCGCTGTCCTCGTCGTCGTCGGCCGGCGCGGCGCCTTCGCCGTCGTAACCGTCTTCGTCGTCGAAGTCGTTGCGGTCGTTGCTACGGCTGCCGAACTCGACCAGGTCGATGATCTGCACCGCGATCAGGCGGAACGACAGGCCGAATTCCTTGTCCTTCTCGTTGAAGTACGGGAACAGCTCGAACGACACGCGGACGGTGGAGCCGCCGCCGACCGAGGGGGCCGGATCGAGGATCACGCGCTTGGCGTTCATGATCGTCGGCTTCAGCTTGTAGACCTTGCCGGTCTTCTTCGCCGTGACCTTGTGCTTCATCTTGAAGTTGATGATCTCCATGCCGGTCTCGTCGCCTTCGTCGTCGAGCTCGTCGCGGTAGACCGGGACCACCTTGGCGGTCTTCTTCTTCTTCGGGTTCTCGGAGCAGAACTTCGCGAACGCTTCGTCGCGGAGCTTCTCCAGCTTCGCCTTGAACTCGGCGTAGGCCGCGTCGGCCGGGTCGAACTTCGTGCGGCAGGAGAACTCGCCTTCTTCCTTGAACTTGTAGTCGGGTTCGTTCAGGCGCGGCCACACGGCAATGCCGCGCGGCGACACCAGACGTTCATTCTTCGTCTTCGCCATCTTGGGTCTCGTTGGATTGGATGATGTGGCCCTCCTCCATGAGGCGGGCCGCGGTGCAGAGGCTCACGACGCCGCCGAGTTCTTCGACGGCGTCAGCCAGTTGGCGGAGGAAGGCGGTCTTGTTCACCGCAACTTCTTCCCGATCTCCTCGTCCGCGTACTTGGCAACGGCGGAGAGGGTGTTGACCTCGCGGAAGCGGCAGTCCGCTTCCATCCGGTCGACGAGCGCGAGGAGTTCGGTCGGGTGATGACCACACGCCTTCGCGACGTACTTGAGGGCGCAGGCCAGGCCGAGCGCCTGGTCCGCCGGATGCTCGATGCTCTGGAGCACGTTGAGTGCCGCGAAGGCGCCCTGCGAGGTCGCATGGGCGCTCCGGGAGTGCAGGACGTGGTTGCGGAGGCGCGGCTCGATCACGGCTTCTTCCCCGTGACGATGTAGCGGCCGACCGCGCGCGACAGGCCCTCGACCACCTGCTCGACGACGGCGTCGGCGTATTCCTGGCTGGCGTTGTGGGCGAAGTGGATGGCGACCGTATGTCCGAACTGGTTACCGTCCGGGGTGCGCACCGTACCGGTCAGGGTCGGCCCTCGGCTCACCATCCGATAGGACCGCGGGTCTTCGCCCAGGCCCTCCACGGTCCACTCGATGTTCCCCTTCGGGAGGCGCAGGCGCATCACGCTTCCTCCCCGAACACGCGCGCCTTGAACGCCTGGAGCGTCTCGTCGTCGCGCTGGATGAACTGGACGACGCCCGAGGCGTCGACGGCGTGGTGGGTGTTCGTGCGCGCACAGAACATGATCTGCATTTGGATTGCTTCCTTGGGAATATCCCGAAAGTGGGATGGACTAGGCAAAGAAATAGCGGGATTCGAGGACCTCGGAGAGGTCCAGGTCGCCGAACGGCGGAACGGTGGGGAGGTCGGCGGCGAGCTCCGGAGGGAGCTGCTCTGCAAGCTCCTGGCGGAACCGGCCGAGCACGTCGGCGTCGTATTGGTCGACGAACGCCTGGCGCAGGGACGCCGCGAGGATCGCAGCGCGGCCCGCGTGGGTGCCGTAGGAGTCGTGGATCATCGCGAAGCTCTCGACGCCGTTGTCGGCGGCGAGGTTCGTGGTCAGCATCATGTGCGCCGCGTCGCAGGAGTGGACGAAGTTCGGGGAGATGCCGAGCGACTGGCGGCGGCGGTCGAGCTTTGTTCCGTCAATAACCACCGTTATATCCACCTCCCGTCCGCCGACGTGCACCCGAAGGCGCTTGCCGGTGTCCTCGCGGTACTCCTGGAGCACCGGGAAGCCGGCCGGGGTGGTCCACGAGATGGGCAGGTTGTTCGCCGAGGCGACCTTGGAGGCTTCCTTGAGCCAGTCCATCGCCGCACGGGCGGCCACGACCACCTCGCCGATGCACTCCCACAGGAGCGCCGCGAGCGCCTCCGCGACCTCCCAGTCGTCGCCCGCGCCCTCGCGCTTCATTGCGTCGAGGACCTGGGAGCGCATCCCTGCGCGCGTCACGCCGTAGGGGAGGGTCATCACAGGGGTCTTCACGATCTTCCGCGACAGCTTCCCGTCGATCTTGAGCGCCCACGGCTGGCCTTCCAGTGCCGCCGCGGCGACGCGCTTCTCGACCAGCCGCAGGACCTCGGTGTAGATGTCGGCGGGCTTGTCGTGCGGCGTCAGGTTGGTGGCGGCGCCGCCGACGCTGTCCCGCAGTATGGCCGAGAAGTTCTGGAGGCCGTTGCAGGAACCGTCGAGGGCGATGGGGAGGTGCGAGACGTGCTCCGTGCCGTTGATCCGGTAACCGAGCCACTCGAAGCACGCGGCGAGCGCGCACCACGGGGAGTCGGCGTCCGCCCAGCGGCGCTCGCCGTCGAGCGAGTTGAGCGCGGAGTCGAGGATGGACTCCTCGTTCTCGTGCACCCAGGCGACGCGGTCCTCGAAGCTGGCCTTGTCGACGCCGAAGCAGTTGGCGACGTGGACGGCCAGCCAGAAGGCTCCGTCCTCGCCGAGCGGCGCACCCTCGGCGAACGTGAGCAGGCCCTTCGCCTGGTCGTCGCCCTGCGGCGTCAGGATCGAGGGGATCGGGTAGCACCGGCCGCGGAAGTCCATGTTGTGCGGGAAGTAGATCGCCGCCTCGTCCTTGAACTTGTCCGCCAGGGCGATCTTCTGCGCCGCGGCCAGGCGGCGGGAGACACCACGGGCGTTCTCCTCGTAGACGGTCGCGCGGCTGCGCTTCCACGCCTTGAAGTCCTCGGCGTGGTGTTCCTTGTAGTAGTCGGGGTCGGACAGGAGGAGCTCCGGCTGCGCCGGGAGTTCGAGCAGCTCGCGGTCTGGGAGGCCGGCGATGCCGCCGCCGACCGCCCACGCATCGCGCATCACGTCCAGGACCGCCACGTTGACCTTCCAGCCGGTCGACTGGATCAGGTTGAGGGCGCGGTAGACCTCCGGCATCTCGGCCTGCGCCAGCTCGCGCTTGTAGGCGCGGTTCCGGGTGCGGACCAGGTCAGCCCGGCCGCCGATGTCGGTCAGGTATCCGCCGTCCCGCGGGGTCGTCCAGTCCCTCGGCGGGTGCACCATCGGCAGCCACACGGGCATGAACAGCGCGGCGCTCTCGTGGGCCTTCGCGAGCCATTCCACGAGTTCCGGGGTGCCCCGGAGGTACGACGTGCGCTTCCCGCGCGCGGTCTCCAGGTGGAACTCGACCAGCCCGGTCGCTTCGATGAACAGCTCGATGAGCTTCATCCCGATGGTGGTCTCGGTCGTCGCGTCGAGCGCGAACGCCTCCACGCCTTCCGCCTTGGCGATGGCATGGTTCATCACGCCGGTCGCGTGGTGCGAGGAGGTGGACTTCTTGAGCTGCTGCTGGATGACCCGGTGCAGGCCCTTGTGGTTGTCCCGAAGGGCCTTGTAGTTGATGTCCTGGACCAGCGCGTGCGCGGCGGTCCGCGCCACGGCCACCGTCTTCGCCCGACCGTCCGCGACCGCATTGAGGACACAGGTGGCCGTCAGGAAGGCGCAGCCCTCGGCGTCCATGTGTTCGAGCCACTTCACGGCCACATGCCGGCGGCCGGGGCGCCCGTCGCGGGCAGCCTCCACGAACGCACGGATGGCGGCGCCGGTGTCGGCGATGCTCTTGAGGATGACGCGGCGGCCAGGGCCGGTCTCGGATTCGTCCCGCTGGTCGCGGAGGCGGGCATAGCGTTCGACGCCGAGGGCCGAGGACTGGCGTTCGAGGTCGAGCTGGCGGTCGTGGGTGGTCGTTTGCATGATAGGTATGCGTCCCGAGTTTGGGATGGAATAGGCAAAGCGATGCCGGCCCCCGCGAGTGAGCGGAGGCCGGCTTGATGTGCGCTTCAGGAGTACAGCGGAGAACCTAGGGTGGACTCTAGGTGTTCACACTACGGTCTATCTTAACCTTCCACTAGAGGTTCATAGGAAGGTGCACCTTCTGGTTCACATAAAGACTCCTTCTGTCCTGGTCTCCCCCGAATCGGGGCGGCGTTTCATCTATAACCCCCGATTTATTCCCTGCCACCTCTCGTGCCACCCGTGGCACCGGAATTGCCACCTCCGGTGCCACCGCGGCCGAAAAGCCCTTACGAATCAATCAGGGTCGGCGGATTTAGGTTCCAGTGCCGCAAGGCGTGGGGGTTCGAGTCCCCCCTTTCGCACCAGCCTGGGGGAGCGGCCGCGCCACCTGATCTCCAGGGTCCGCGAGGCGGCGGCCGGGCTCGCGGATTC